AATGCCTTTGTCAAAACAAGATCGACGCGAATAAACAAACCAATCAAATCAGCAATGACATATTTTTCCAAAGCATAAACCGCAACAATACCACCAATATACAGCAAAGATTTTGATACGGTTCTGGCCAGACCGCGCGATCGGATTGATTTCCATCCTTTCAACTTTACGCTTCGCCAAATACCAAAACAAAGGTCGATCCAGATGAAACAAATCGCAATGATCACCAGCGGTGTAACTGGTGCTAAAATTGTAGCTATCGACAAAACAAACAGTGTTAAATTAGTTTTCATCTTTGTAACGGTTCAACATTAATTCAGTGAAAATTTGATAAGTATTATAAAAGAAAAGCGACCATCCAGTCAAAATAAAATAAGTTTCTGTTTGCATCCATAGCGTTACACATAAAGCATAACTGCAAAGATAATAGGCCAGCGCCAGGAATCGAAGTGCGTTGTCGTTAATCATTGCCAAAATCATAATTGTCCATCGGAATGTCACAAAATTCTTCGCCGTCAAAGACATTCATTGCGATGTTCATTGTCCATCCAGCCGTCACATCATGTGAACGATTGATAAAAGGCGAAGTTGTGATGACGCCTTCGACATCAAGAAAATCTTCAAATCGCCATTGTTTTAATATTACGTGAATATCTTTGCAAATTGAAAGACAATCTGAATGAATTTCATTGATCTGACGATATTCCTGAAGATTGTATTTGTCAGCAATTGAAATAATTGCATTTACCTGGACGCCAAAATCACCGATCAAACCTGGTTGCAATGTCACAACCATCAAAGGATAACTGACGGCATCGCGTGAAACCGCATCCAGGAAATCACCCTGAAAGAATTCATTTATTTGTCTGTGACTTGTTGCGATTGTTTCCAGTTCCTTCATTAACTGGTTTAATGTCTTTTCCATTCTTCAGGTATTTGTTCAATTTTTCAATATCTTTTTTGCTGGGCGTGAACCGTTTGATCATGTATGCCAGTTTATTGGTGAATAGCCAGTTTTATCTTTGTCAACTTTTTCATGACACATGTCAGGCGTGCCACAACAGTCAATATATTCTGGATATTGATCACCGTTGTCATCCATCAAGAAACCGATCAAGCGTTCTTTATAAAATTGCGCATCCTTTAGCAATTGATCACGGAAAACAAAAGTCATCTTGTCGTCATTGGCCTGAATGTTCTCATCGGAAACGCGTCCGACTGATTTGTTTGTCAGCTTTTCATTAAGCAACAACGCGCAACGATAGTCAACATACGCAACCAGACAAGGAACAACGTAATCATTCATCAGTAAAAGATATTCTGGCGTCCAGGTGTTTGTTTCAACGCGCGTCAAAAGCGCTTTGTAAAGCGGTGTTCCCAGCGCTGGTTGAATGTTGATGTCCTGGCTTCGCTTGATCGATACGGCCAGAATCTTTGTGTCTGTATTTTGGTGAATCAATCCCAGTTTTTTGAGATTCTCAACTGATAAAAGATAGTTCATTTTTATTGTTCTGTTAATGGTTCAAAAATAAATTTGCCGACTTGACCTGGAATGACAGTTGAATGATCATTTTCATCCAGTAAAATTTCTTCAGGAATTCCATCTGGAAACGCCTTGCAACCAGATATCGGATCAAAGTTTTTGCATACAAAGCAAATGGCGTTGTTGTTTTCTGACATATTTTTATTTTTTAAAATGTTTATCAATTAGTTCACCAATTTTCACAGCGTATTTCGACGGCGCTGAATTCAATTTATATTCTGTGAATCCTTCAGCAACAAATTCATCAAGATTTGTTGACGCGTAACGTCCCAGATAAATTTTATTCAGTGCTTCAAAATCATTGTTGTTGTTCATCAATTGAAGTTCATTTTTATATTCTGAATTTATGTTCTTGATTCCAGACCAGAATTGCTTTGCGTTTGCGTCAGTGCTGTATTTGTTTGCAAGGTCATTGTTTGTAATTACGTGCGCAAATTCATGCGTCAACGTTGCAACTTCTAAATTGTCAGCATCGACTTTCGACTTTAAAGCTGGAATCCCGTTGTCAGAATATCTTTGACTTTGTCCGCGATTGATATCTGTTAAGTGACCAGCGTTGATTTCATCAACTTTGTATCGTATGCCTTCAACAGTTCTTTGTCCGACATATTTCACCACGCCATAAGTACGGGCGGTTGATGCCATTTTGAACTTTATTTCATCCTGAAATTGATTCGCGACTGAATATTCATCGGTCAATTTTTTGAATTGCGTTAATCTTTGTTCAACTTTTGCAACGGACAATTCAGAACTGATTGTGACTTTTACTTTTGTCTGAAATGCTTCTTCAATAATTTCTTGCGCGATTCTTTTCCCTTCAGCAATGCTTCGAATCTTTATTGTTCCGACTTCAATCAATGGTTGATCAGGTGCTGGCGTTTCAACAGCTGGACGTTTGATCGCAATCTGTTGAACCCATTCATGACGACAGTAAGGCGTTGTCACGCCAGTGTCTGGATTCGTATAGTAACCGCCACGATATTTCCAGACGTCGCGATCAACGCGCGTTGAAATGTTATCGATGTCCTGGCGTGTGTATGTTCGATTCAATTCAAGCAACTTTTCACAAAACGCGCGCGATTGCGTGATAGGATCTGGCACGTCAGGTCTCGTTCTGTACGAATAGCGAATTTCAAATCCAGGCGGTTCGCCACCGCCAGCTACTTTCCCCCCGTCGGCGTCCCCGTTATTCGACCAATTGTGTCAAACAATTGTTGATGTCGTTGTTTTACGTCTTCATCTGGTGTGTTCCATTCAATCGGAACGTTGCCCAGAACAATGTAATCTTCATTTGATTCACCGAATTCGCCAAATACTTTGATTTCGTCGTCACTGAATGTGTGCTTGTCGCATGACTGAAGAATCGGCGTTGATTCTGGTAAGCCGACAATTTTTTTCGCTGTTGTTTCATCGATCGTCGGAAACGATGCAATCAGTATTGAAAGCGCGCTTTGTGGCGTCAGAACGCCTTCTTTGATCTTTGCCACAACATCAATCAACGATGCAATTTGCGCACCGTTCAACGCGCTTTTCGCAACGTCAACAGCTGGTTGTCCTTCGACGCCAGGTGATTGTTGAACTGGCGTGTCTTTTGGTAACGCGCTGACTTCTTTCAACTTTACTTTGCCAATATAACCGCCAAGTTCAGCCATTAAATTCAAGATCCATTCGATGCGTCGCTGTTTAGTTTCGGCATAGGTTGATTTAAATATATTGAAAAGGTCATCGGATTCCGCTGAATTGAATGATCCTTCAGTTCGAACGCCGAATAATTGTGGCGCTGTTACGGCATGTGCAACAAGTATGTTTTGTTGAACGCTTTTTTCCGTTGCCAGATATCGTTGATCCAGGTTGTTGCCGTTTAAAGATAAGACGGTCGGCGCTTCATCTTTACCATTGCTAAAGGTCAAAATTATTTCGCCAGCATCTTCAACCGATTGTGAACGTCCTTTGACATCGGATTTGATTCTGTTCAATTCTTCAGTTGTTTCTGGATAACCAGACGGAAAGTTGATCAGCGTTCCAGATTTGAATCCATTCTGTAATTCATACATGTGAAACTTTGAAATGTCACAATCAGTTTGAATCGCTGTGATACCGCCATAATAGGACGGCTTTGGATAAACGCCAAGTTCTTTTTTGCCTTTTAGATTAGGTTCTTTGTAATAAAGAATGAATGATCCGCTTTTGTTATTTTTATTGTAAGCTGGTAAAATTCGCAAATTGGTTTTTTCTGGCGACTGATTCAATGCTGTCCAGTCATCCGATATGTAATAAGTCAATTCATCTTCAGACGCACGAATCGAATCAACTGGAATGTGTTCCCACATTACAACTTTTGTTTGTTCTTTGTTCCATGTTCCCTTGACCGCAAAACCCCCAAACAATTCCTGGTCAAATGCCATGCGTTCAGCGATTTCATTCATGTTGAAATCCGACCAGTTGTTGTCGATAAACGGTTGCATCATTCCAGAAACAATTTCCAGGCCACCGCCAGCAATATAATAGGTTTTGTTTTTTATTATGCCTTGATGATAGGCTGATCCATTATAAAGATCACACAAAAAAAATGGATAGTCGTTCTTTTTTCCCCACTTAACAAAACCGATTGAACGATCTTTTTCTTCTTCAGGTTTCTGAAAATCCTTTCGAAATGACAATGACGTGACTTTGTTACTCATAAATGTTTACTGTTATCTGTGAATCAAATTCGTTTGGCGGTGAATCCGCTTCGATGACATGCGCGCGACCAGTTTCAACCAAACCTTGTGACAAAGCTGGATCAAGATTGTCTGGCGATGTTTGTTGATAAATGTTGTAAATATAGAACCCAGCGTAAATGAAATTTACATCAACGCCATCAATTAAAACAAATTCATCAAATCTGGGAATCCCTTGTGACACATTCGCCAGCACACAAGTTTGCGTGTCAAACGACTGTTCATGGATAAATTCAAACAGATAATTCGGATTCGGAATTGTTGTCAGTTCCGTTGTCGTCACTACCAGTGTAGTTGTCCCGTTTTTTGTTATTTTTAACATTGTCTTTTTTTGACTGGATTTGTTTTTCAGTTTCGTAAATGTCAACAATTCCCAAAGATATAAAAATATCAGCTTGATCACTGTTTATATTTACAATTCGTTTCATGACTGGCGACCAGCGTCTTGAACCGATAAATTCTTTTTTTACTTTCATATTCTTGTTTTAAACAAAAAAAAGGGATAGGACAACGCCCATCCCTTTCATTTGTGTTGGTGAATAGTTAGATTATTGGGTTCTGTTGCGCAACAAGTGTTGCGTAAAGTGTCGCGCTAACATCTGGAACTTCATCGTTTTCCATGCCACGCATAACGATAACATGACCTTTTCTGTCGCTTTTCAATACGCCTGAAGTATATTCATTTGCATCCGCGATTTGAAGACCTTCACCGAGACCGAGTGCAACGATTGTCCCGTCAGCGTTTTCCACTAAACAAATACATTCGTTTTGTGCCATCAAATGAATTTCTTGACGCAATTCTTTAGAATCGCTTGCAAGGATCATTGATAGTTCGTGTTCGTACCAAAGTGTTCCGTTGTTCTTGTCAACGCGAACTGGTGCGGTGTAGCTTGATAAATTTGACTTCAATTTGTAAAGGAATGTTTCACCAGTTACAGTCAAATCAGTTAATTCGTTTGAAGCTGAAACAACCGCGCCTGAAGATGCACCCAAAGGAAACAACAACACACTTTTGATTCCGCCTTTTCCGTTGGTACAAGTTCTGTCGTTGTACCCCGTTGTCATATTACAAGACATGGTTTTTTTATTTTTTAAAGTTTAACAAAGGCGCGCCGAAGCGCGCCATTAATTTTGTTGATTAGACCAGTTGGTATGTTCCGACTTGATCCAAGAAAGGAACTTGAACGCCAGCACGGAATTTTGAACGTAAATAGATTACATCGTCATCGAAAGAATACCAAAGGTCATAAGATTCGAAATCGCTTGATAAGTCAGTTCCGAAATAAAAGTTTGAAGCGCGACCAGTGTAAATCTTTGTCGTTCCATTTAAACCGCTAACCTTGACAATTCTCATGTTTGTTCCTGGTAAAAGAATTTCATCCATTGTCGCGATCTGTGCTGGATTATAATTGAACATGTTCAAGTCAACAAGATTCTTCAATAAAAAGTTAAAGTTCTCGCGACCAGTGAAACAAATAAAATCAGCGCTTTCAGCAACGTTTGACGGTGTGTTTGTGAACGCCTCGTAAAAGATTGCGAATGCGTTTGTTTGATTGATTGTCAATGTACCAGAAACGTTCAAGTCAACACATCCATTTGCAACCGTCAAGAATTGATTGAATCCGTTCATGAATGCCAGGTTGCCAGTGCCCATTGTTTTGTTGCCTTGCCAGATTAATTTTTCAAGTTCGAAAGCGTGAAGTTCTAAAAGGTAGTTGATTAAAACTTGTTCGAACGGCAAAGTTTTATCTTCAGTCATTGCACCTGGACGAAGTGCCAATTGTGTCCAGAAACCAGCCAAATCCTTTTGACAGAATTTCTTCATGTAACCGATTGTGTCAACAGAAATCTGACGGTCTGTGAATACAGTGTCACCAGATGCTTCCATTGTACAGTCGCCAGCTTGATAAACGATTGAATCATTTAACAATTTTAGGTCTTCAGTACCTTTGATACCTTGTTGAATTGCAATGTAACCGAGTGTCTTCGCTTCAGTTACTGAACGGTTGATAAGGTCTTCGCGTGAATCGTCAACGTATGGCGCAAGGCCAGACACATCATAGTCAAAGTTTGACTTCACATATTTTTTAATCGACATTTTTTATAGGTTTTTGTATTGTTTCAAAAATAATTGTTTGGCTGTTAGGTTGCCAACCCTTGCGAATTTTTCGCCTTCTTTTGTTTCATTTGACGGCATCGCCTTAAAGCTTTCAAATTCAGCTTTTAAAGACGCGATATCATTTCGAAGATTTGCGTTGTCTTCAGAAATGCTTTTCAACGTTTCAACAACTGCTTCGAAAGTCGTTGCCAAAGTTGAAAGCTTTCCGTTGATCATGTCTTCGATTGCTTCAGCCGACATTGCTTGTTCAACTGATATTTCTTCAGCTGGTGTTTCTTCAGTTTCTTCGCGTTCATCTGTCACTTCAGTGATAAAACCGTCAGCATCAACAGTAATAATGACGCCAGTATATTCGCCACCGAGCGCGTGTGTTCCTTCAGGTGCTGGAATGTTGCCTTCAGGTGTGACAATAAAAACTTGTTGACCTGGTTCAAGCGATTCAAATTCAATTGTTGTTTCACCGTCAAGCAAAGTCGAAGTTTCAAAAGTTGTTTCAACTTCTTCAGTTGCTGTTTCGAACATGGTCTTAATTAGTCCCAGTTCGTTCATCACTTTTTCAAATGCGTTCATGTTATCTTTTATATATTATGTAAAGTTGTTCGAAAATTAAATTTCTTTTAGTTCTTTCAGTTTTGATTCTGACCATCGAAGACCAGCTTTGCCACCCCACAACAAGAATGAAATTGTGCCACAAGCTGACGTGTCGCTTTCGTCATAGTAAACTTCAGCGCGCGAAAGATAAGAATACATTCTTTTAATCACTTGCAAGCTGACCGTGTCGCGATTCGCCAAAGTCGTTGCGCGCAAACGGCCCACCCTTGTCGCGCATTTGTTGCCGTTCTTTTCATTTAATTCAATACCACGTTTTGCATTGTTTGAAACCGCTTCAGGATAATCATTGAACATGCGAATTCTTTCGACATTTCGTCGCCACATTTTGACTTCCTTCAATATTGATTCAAATTCGCTTTCTTTGGTTTTGTTTGTTTCAAGTAAAGTGAAAACGCCTTCAATAGAAAAACCGTTGAATTCACCTTTCTTCGCTTTTTCAAACAGTTCTTTGTCCGTTACTTTATAGGACACAAGCCATGATCCGTCCTTTGCGTCTTTGAATCTTTCTGGCGCTGTGAATCCGCGTTCATTATCGATCTGATATGACATGGTCATGAAGACGCCATCAACAACGCGGTGCGGATCATGATCAAGATTCACATTGTTAAAATTGTTTCGGCGCGCATAATCAAAGACAATGTCACGGATCGCTTGTTTTGTGAAGATTACGTAATATTCTTCTTTACTTTCTTGATCATATCTGTAAATAGGTGTTCCAGCGGAAATCGCAATTCCAGTGATCACTTGTTGTTCATCATTAAATTGATAAACGACTTTCTTTCCGAACGTTTCAAAGTTCTTTTCATGCGCTGGAAATTCAACCAACGAATTGAAAGAAACCGTTGTTTCTGGATCGTCAAGATCGATTGTTATTTCGTAAACTGGTAAATCCTTTTTCATCTTTTATAATATGTAAATGCGTTCGATTAAAAACTTGTCTTTGATTCCTGAAGCTGAACTTTATTTTGTGTCGCTGATATGTCACTTTCCAGAACGTAAACTTGTGTCGGCTTATTGATTAGATCGTTTGTTCCTGGTTGATCAATCAGTCCACTGGTTGAAGTTTGTGTCGGTGATGTTGTGAAGGAACTGGCCGACGCACCAGATAAAGATCCACCGCCACCAGTTGAAACGTTTGGCGCGGACGGTGCGCCACCAGCTTTATATTGCTGATTCGCGATCGCCATCGCTTGTGTGATTCCGATCACGCCAGCCGATGCGATACCAGCGATGCCCAAAGGCGAAGGCGGTGGCCCGAATTGTGCTATCGCTTTAACAATAGCCGACGCCGTATCGATTGCAACCTGGCCCAGCTTGATCGCTTTGTCGCGCATGAATTGCTGTTTGCGAATTTTTTCTTCGGCATTGTATGCGTCGAGTTCAATTTTATATTTCTGTTTTGCGAATTTTTCTTCAATACTGTTTCTTTGATCCGCTGTCAATCCTTCAGCGTTCAGTTCAGCTTTCATTTTTTCATCCAGGTTCGCAAGATCTTCATCGCGACGTCCCTGAATTTTGTTTAAGCGTGCCTGGTCAATTTCATCCATCAACGCGTCAACGGTCTTCACGTGATCAAGAACCATTTGCGCATTTGCAAGAAATTCAGTGATGTTCTTTAGTCCTTCTTCACGTTCTTTAATCGCTTCGGCTTTTCTTGATTCTATTCCAGCTTTCTGTATTTCCGTTATTTTATCTTCTTTCTTTTTTTCAAGTGCCAGGATTGCGCTGTCATATTGTTCTTTTGTGATCACTTCATTTTCATCGGCTGAATTCAAACGTTTAGTCAATGCCGATCGCGCGTCTTCAATTGTCTGGTTCAATTCAGCGATTGCCTTTTCTTCATCGCTTAACAAAATGTCATTCAAGAATTTCTGGCGGTCACGTCTTTGTTGTTCGCGTTTCGCTTGTTCCTGAAGTTCTTTGTCAGCGTATTTTTTGCGAACTTCAGCTTTCTTTGTTTCTTCTTCGGCGGTCAGTTTGGCTAAAAGTTCAGCGCCTTCAGCGCCCAACATTTCCGCTTGTGTCTTCTTTTCAAAATATTGTGTCTGAATATCGTCTAGTTCGCGCCCCATTTCTGTCATCCTGGAACGGCGCAATTCTTCAGCAATTCTTTCTTCTTCATCCAGGATTGCTTCATTGTTTTTCTTCAAATCTTCAGCGCTTTTTTCGTCGGCCTTCTTTTGTTCTTCAGCTATTTTTTCGCGATTTGCTTTTGCTTTGTCATAAGCTTCTTTTGCGCGATCTTGCGCTTCCTTTTGAATTTCATGATTGTGTTCCGCGATCATGACTTCAATCGCGTTTTTTGTTGCGACGTTATCTTTGTAAGTTTCTGAAATTGCCGTGTTTGTATCTTTCAATCTTTTCTTTAAATTCTTGTATCGTTCAGAATCTTGATCTTCACTGGCCAGCAATATTTCCATTTCAGCTTTAAAAATGGATTGCTTTTGTTTTAATGCTTCCAGCATCACGCGACCAGTTGCCAAATGTGCGCGTTGTTTTTGCAATTCAGCGTTGTAAGTTTCTTTACCTGACGCCTTCATCAAGTTAATTTCATGTGTCGCCGTTGCATCTTGTTGACTTTGCATTCGCTTTATCGACTTGATCCTGGCGTCCGCTTCTTTTACAGATGCGTCCGTTCTTTTCTGTGCGTTTGCCTTCATTTGTTTTGTTGCGTCGCTTTCTATTACGCCAAAATATTGAAGCGCTTTTGATACGCCTTGAAATATTCCGATCAATGGCATAAAAGTAAACGCAACAATTTTCCCCAAAATACCTAACTTTTCAAACTGTTTGACTGGATTCTGAACGACCTTTGCGACGGTATCAAAATTTGCAATCAACAAACCCAAAGCCACAACGATAGCGCCTATTCCAGTTCCTATCAAGGCCAGTCGAAATAATTTCATCCCGTTTGTTGCGCCAGCTGTGGCAACTGTCGAAGCCACCGTTGCCGTTGTCTGTGCTGTCGTTGCTGTTGTCTGTGCTGTCGTTGCAACTGTTCCTTGAACGAAAGCTGAATTCTTCAGTTTTTCCCATGCCGTTCGAATTTGAATTCCCAGAATTGAATCCGAATTCAATTTGTTTGCAATTACTGAAATTGAATTTGACAAACCTTGAACCGCCTGAAGTTTTACCATTGACGCCGTTAGCGCTTCATTTTCAATGCCAGTCAAAGCCATTGCCGACTGAACGCCTGAAAACGCTTGCGCGCCCACTTCGACGCCAGCCAGTGAAGTGTCAAGCTTGACAAAGTCAGATGACAAAGCTGTCGTTTGCGCTTTCAAATCACCGATCTGGTCTTTTAAAGCTGACGCGCTTTGTAACGCTTGCGCGCCCACTGGCGAAGTCGCACCAGCATTGATCGCAATGTTTTGATATTCCTTCATTGTTTTGGTCAGTTCACGCATCGACAGACCACCAGCTTCCAGTTTTGCGTCAAGTTCAGACAAACGTTGTGACATCGCATCCGTACCGCTTGAATCCTTTGCGACGGTTTGCGTCGATTTTAGATCTTTGCCAAGTTGCTGAACAGCTTTGTCGGCGTTTTGAATATCTTGAATCGAATTTCCAGTGTTCACCTTGACAGTGAAAACAGCTTCTTTGTTAGCCATTATTTATTTCATTAAATTTAGAAAACAGTTGTCTTTAATTGTTTGGCGTTTCTGGTGATTTTATTTCAAAATGTTCATCAAAATATTTTTCATCATTTGCCAGTTCGTTGATGCGTTGCGCAACTTCATCTTTTGTGTCGAATCTTTCAACGAACTGTTGACCATTGTACAATTTACCACCAGTCGACAAGTCAAAATATTGAATTATTGAACCGCCGTTGTGACACACATAAAATCCTTCTTCAGTTAAGATCATTTTTTTTTATTTTTAATTTGTTGAAACACTGCAACCGCGAGAAGTCAATATTGAGATTGCGTTAAGACCAACTGCACTTGGCGGTTGATTTGTACCGCCGTCAAGTTGAATGAACGCATTTTCAAAATAATACGGATATTGCGCCGACTGACCGTCCATATTTGCAAGCATTACCAGAATATTGTCAACGGTTTGTTGTGAAAATGCGTTATTTGAAAGACTCACGTAAGTTTCATTTATAACAGATAAGTTCGGGAAGTCAACTGTTGTCAGCTGTGAATTGTAGCTAATGTTTAAACTGTTCACATATTTTAAACTCGGCAATAACAATGTGTTGAATTGATTGTTGTAAAACTGCATATTATCAACCACTTGTAAATTGCCAAATCCAAAAACAGTTGACTGTTGTGAATAGACACTTAATTGATTTACCATCTTTAAACTTGATAAGTTTAAGCTGGCGGTTTGTGAGTTTAATTCCAAAAAGTTGATATATTCAACACTGGGAAAATCAAAAACGGTATTTGAAGATCCAGCGTTTATGTATCCAATATATTTTAAATTCGGCGCGTTTACTTGTGTCAAAAATGAATCAAATTGAATGTTTGTAATTGCGATAAGATTCGGCGCATATATTGTGTACTGGTCATAATATTGCAACATTTCTGATCCCCAGCCACACATATAAACGTTATCAACTTCGACAAAATCTGAAGTTCCGTTTCCTTTTAATCGAACAAAACAAGAACCGAAATTAATCATTCGCAACGGTTCGCCGAATGTTTGTATTCCTGAAGAATTTATAATTCGTGTGTATGGCATTCCTTGACCATATACGTTCAACCAATTTCCGCTGGTCCTTATCGAAATCATGTCAAAGTTATGGTTGACAATGTTTGGTGTTGTTGACAACAATCCACTTTGCATCATTAAATGCCACCATTCAGACGGATTCGCATTTCGATACAAGCCGTCATCACATTTCACCAAAAAAGTCGCTTCATCGTTTTGGAAATTAACTGGTGTTTGTGATGGTTGTAAGGTGACAATGTCGCCAGATCCTAAAACAGAAGCGCCGTTTATTGTTTTGATATTCGTTCCAGATACCAGTTCAGCTTGCATTCCTTGCTGTGCGCGTTGTGCGATTTCAAGGCCAGTCACTGATTTTGAATTGTAAGTTCCGATTCCTTGTTCAGCAATCGCGAGCAAATCCGTATCTGACAACGGCGCGCCTTTCGGCGTCAACTGACTTATTTTGATTTGTGCCATTTATTCGATTGTTATAAAGTTATTGTTTATTTCTGTTATGTAAGGGATATCGTCTTCAGTTGTCAAACTGCCAGGAATTTCACCGAGAATGTTTTCACCTTGAATCAAACGCAATAATTCGATTTGAGTTGTTTTATCTTTTGTCGAATCGTAATCGCTTATCTTTTGCAAACGATACACAACCCCGTTCACGCTGATCAAGTTCCTGAAATCCAGTTTATTTATTATGGACGTGTCAATCTTTGCGTAACATGTCAGCAATTTACCGTACCTGGAAACAAGTTCCTGGATAAAGGTATTGTGATATTGAAGCAAATTATTATTTGTGTACGCCGTCGCTGGATAAAATACAGTTTCTGGAACGCCGAAATTCAAATCAGCTGACGGTTCATCGATGTCGTCCAGGTGGCCGACGTATGGATATTCCGTCAAGTTGTATTGATGATCAAATTCGTCATGATATTTCCAGATAGCCGATCGCATGCGACCAACGTAAGCGATAAAGCTTGTTCCCTTTTTTGGAACGACCTGGCCATTTCCTGACTGATCAAAGTTGACTTGATAGGAAACTGGAACAATAAGATCGTTGTGTATTTCAACAAGCGGTTTTTGACTGAA